CATTTCAAGCGCCATTTTTTTAGCAGCATTAAAAGTTTTCTTATTCCATTCTTCTAAAGTATCACCTTTAATATTAATATTGTCTGCTCTTTCCCATTGAAAATCACCTTGTCTTTGAATTAACTTTACAAAAGTTTTGCGTGAACCATTTGTAAATCTATCAGGATTAGCTAACAAACCAGCTATAGTTTTAAATTCAGATTCTTTATTAACTACACCATCTTTAAATAATTCATATGTAGTTGTATCATTCTTTAATGTATTTAATTTTTCTGTAAAAGTACTTTCATACCAATCAAATAATTTTTCAATAGCTTGCTCATTAATTAAAGAATTTTTATGATGTTCATTAGCAGATCTTCTTACAACATCCATTGTACCAGAGTCAGTTAAAAATGCATCGTATATTTGTAATACAAATGGATTACTTGCTCCTAAACTTTTAGATATATCTTTAATTTTATCCCATGAATTTGTAAAAGTTTTAGTAACCATATTAGAATCAAATGCTTGTATTATAGATGGCTGAGCTCTACCTACTGCGTAACCACCAAACTCCGGTGCTTTACCTGGCATAGGTTTAATAGCAGACGGATCTGTCTTTACATTATAATGCTGCACAGTAACAGTTCTAGGTTTACCTGCTTCATCTTTAATTTGATATTGTGTTTGTCCTGCTTGTTCAGATGTTAAGCCTGCAAGCGTAGATACTAAACCAGTAGGCTGTTTAATTTGTAATAGCTCTGCTGAAAGCGGAGACATAAAAGCAATAGCTTTCATTAGTTTAGTCATTCTTAAAGTCTGCGGATCCATAGTTTCATAAATAGAATCAACTAATATAGTATGTAAGAAATCAATAACATCGTTATTATTTAATTTATGATTAGCCATTATACTTTTTATTTCATCATTTAAAAATACAGTTCGATCTACGTGCTGCTTTAATGAAAATATATCCTGACCATATCCCATAGTCATAGGTGACTTCTTTAAAAAGTTTTCTCTATCACCAATAGCTTCTTCTAATATTCGCTCATAAGCATTCGCTATTGACGGTAGTCCCGCCTTGTTATCGTGTGTTACTTTAGTTACACCTTTAACTAAGCTAGGAAACTTTCTTCTCATTTCATCAGCCATAGCATCTCTAACATCTTTATAATCGCTAGACTCTAGCTTCTCTAAGAAAGGTGTTTTCATTATTATACCAGATCTCTTAGCCATATTTAAACTACCAAGTAATGTAGCAAGAGTTGCAGGACCATGTGTTTGTCCATCTATTTCAAATGCCTGCGTATCTGTAAATATAGTTCCATTCTTTTTAGCTCTTTCGTATTTAGCTAATGCCATTAAGTAATCTGCTTGATGTATAGCATCAGTTTCAAAGTCAGCTAAGTATGCTTTTAATCTAGGACTTAATGGATCTGAACCATATCTTTGTGCTATTTGTTTCTTAACTTCATTTGCTTGCTGAGGCGAAGCTGCTTTTTTAAATGCAGTTAATAATGCACCAGCTTCTCTTGTATTAAAGCCAGCTGTTCTTTCTATTAACTCATTACCCCATTGTACATATTGATTATATAAACCAGCACCAGGATTTTGTTCAGCTTGCTTTTCAAACTCTTTAAATATTCTTATTCTTTCTGAAGTAGGTCTACCCATACCATACTTTTTCTTAAAGCTAGATTCAACTTTCCTTCCTTCTTCATCAGTTACTTTAGGATCTTCAAACAAATGCTTTGACATTCCTTCTGTCCAGTTTTGTTCGAGCTTACCACCCTTACCAGGTTGCCACTGATACTTATTACCACCTCCTACTATACCTCTTACAATAGGGCTAGCCTGAGGATTGTATATAGTTTGCTGAGCATGCATTCTTCCAGTTAATAACTGTAATGCAAAAGTTAAATAGTTAGATTTACCTGAGTATCTTCCTACACCTTCCATAAGATTTACAAACTTTTCTCTTTCAAGTCTAAGAATATTTTTAGGATTATAATCTCTATATGTTTTTTCAGCTAACTTAACTTGTTCTTCTGATGCACCCTGCTCTATTAATCTTTGCACTCTATTCTTTAAAGATGCTTTTTCATTTAATAAATCTTGGTATTTTTGTTTACCTATTTTAAAAATGTTTGCATAGAAAATATCATTGTTAGGACCTGGTATATATTGATCTTGCATATCTATATTTCTTACAGTTCCTGCGTTTGCTAACGCAAGCATTGATAAATATGTTGCAACCTTTTCTCTGTTAGGATCATTAATAAATGCTACTTGATTCATATTCTTAGTAGCTTCAAAGTGTGCAGAGGTATCACCAATTTCTTTTGAAAGTCTAGTTGTCATATCACGAGTATACTGAGATGCTTCTCCCATAACTCTACCATCTTGTGACGGTGCTGATAACGGTGTTACTTCTTGTGTACTAAACAAACCAGTATATACACGATACATATTTTCAAATATCTTTGCACCCTTTTCAGTAGGTTCAAATACTACTCTGCCTGCTTTATTTTTTTCAATTATCATATCAGGATTAGCAGCAGCATAAGTAGTCTTAGCTATATCACCAATCTGTGTAAATACTTCAGGTCTAATGTTATCTATTTCATTTATGTACTCAGCAGTATCTCCTAAACCTTTTTGCATAGCTTTAGTTCTTTTATATTCTCTATAAATTTCTTTACCTAACTGTTGAATACCCTGTGCCTTTTTAAACTCTAACTTCTTAATAGAATCTTGTTCATTTACTTCTTCAACAACATCACTAACTTCTTCAGGATCTGTAGTAAACATACTTTGTACAAAGAATTCTTCTGTAAGTATTCCCATTAAACCAAACAATTCAGGGTCAACTATAAAAGTTCCTTTATCATTTAGCGTACCTGCATCTAACACATCATAAAATATATTTTTATTTGTAGTGTTTAAGTTATTGATATTCTTATATAAAGGTGCTACAGGTGCGTCAGTTGTCTGAGCAGCTTCTCTAAAATTACCTGTTGATAAAAACTTTGCTTTCTGATCTGCAGTTAATTTAGTACCTGCTATTCTTCCAGTGTTAGCTAAGCCTGCAACTTTACCAGCTCTATTAATAGCACCACCAAATGATGACGCTGCTTCATCTATACTAGGCTGACCAGTAATTGCTTTCTCTAATTCGTATGCACCTCTTAAAGTTGTTATGTCTTTACCAAATGCTTCCCCAAATTGTCGTACACGTGGTTTAATTCTAGCAGCTTCTTCTGATGCTAACTCTTCAGGTGTCTTATTAGCTATTGCCTCTTCATCAGTGCTTGCCATTATTCCTGCAATGTCTTCAATATTATTATCAGCAATCACTTGATTTGCAACTGCTGTATCTACAGGTTGCTGAATTGTTTCTATATCTTTTTTAACAAGCTCTTCTTTATCAGCTACTGACCAAAGTTTATGTGTACCTGCTAACTTTTTAGCAAGCATGTCAGTTGGTTTATCAAGCATAGAACCGGATTTTGCGCTTGTATCTATTGCCATAAGTTCTCCTATTCAACTAATGAAGCACCAGCTGCAGCTAGTCTTCTATTAAGTATATTAACTGGCCCAATCAATGGTGCAGTTTTAAATAATTTATATAAGCCTGTTTCCGTTTTCCCTTCTAGTACCTGGCCTGCTCCTGTTAAAGCTCTTGATACGTTTGATAAAGCTGCTGCTTCACCTGATACTGTATCAAAAATTTCTTCAACCATATTACTAGATGATGTTTCATAGATAGGAAAGAAAAAGTTAAGTGGTCTTTCAGCAACACCAATCATACCTGATGCGCCTATACCTCTTTGTATTTTTTCTAATCGATCTAAATAAGGTGTAGCTTGTCCATACTTTAATAAATCTTTTAAGTATTGTGAAACAAAACCTAACATAATCATAGTAGTCATGATTGCAAAAGCATTATATTTTAATCTAGGTGTACCTCTCTTTACATAATCTCCCCACAATCTTGGTAATATATTTGCAGAAAATGTTGCAATAAAACCTTGGAACTGTGTGAATAAAGCTAAGTGTGGGTTCTGATAAAACAATGGTCTATTAGCTGTTCCCGGTAATGCAATAGCTTCATTAACAAAGTTGTATTCAGCTTGTGATAATATATCATCTAACCTTTCACTAGCTCTTCTCATATCTGAAAGATGTTCTTCTCTAGTTTTATTAGCAGGTTTTTCAAATGGTAAACCATCAATTTCTAATAGCTCTGTAACATTTATACCTAGATTTCTTAATTGTTCTTCAGCTTCTTGCTCTTCATTATTTTGTGGTCTGCCACTCATTCTACCTTCTTTAACAGTAGCTAAGTGATCCATAATAAAATCATCAGCAATTGAAGCTCTTACATTACGTGTATAATCTGTCCACTGCTGTAAACCAATAACTCTAAAATATTTATCTAACAAATATCTTGAAGCAAAAGTATTTTCAGTAGCACCTGTAGTTTGTGCAGCACCTACATCCCAATCAAAATAACCTAATCTTTTTAGGCGAGCTTGCCTTTCTTCTTTCTTAAGTCTAGCTTTAGTTCCTGTAGCTAACTTTAAATTAGGTGTGGGTGTAGTAATAGTTTCCCATATTGCTTGACCAAGTTCTCTACCAGCATTCTTTAATACACCTTGTATTTGTTCTGGTGATAGTGCTCTCATAGTCATCATAAATTCTACAAGCGATGATATAGTTGCTAATGGTAGTCCTGCAAGTGTAGTCCATACTAATACATTCTTTTGTATTTTAGCAAGTGTTTCATTATCTATTTTCTTATAGTTACCTGATTCAGCATTAAGATAATCCTGTAAGAATGCTGCTAATCTATTAGCACGCTCTTCAGTTATCTCACCCTTTTGTACAGCTTCATCAAGTACCTGATTGATAACCTCACCATTATCACCAACAAACTTCTGATACGTAGTATATCTAGCAGCAGATTTAGCAGCATTACTAACATTTATAAACAAATCCTTTTCCATATATTTTTCAAACTTACCACTAGGATGTGTTGCTAATCCAAGTGTTCTTCCTTTATGCGAACCAGGAATATGCCTACCTCTACCAATATTAAAATCAGTTAAAGTATTATCATCTACAATATCATTATTATCTAATATAGCATCTGCTAATCGCTTAGCTTGATCCTGTGTAAATTGAAACTCATCTTTAAGATCTTTAATAAATTCTTCTTTATTCTTTTCAACTTGTACTTTATCTAATGATTTATATGTACCTAAATAATTATTTAAATAACCTACATCAAATCTTTTACCAGTTCTACTACCATCTAAAAAGAATTCTCTTGCTGTCTTTTGATCTTTAAAAAGTTTATCACCAAGCTTTTGTAGTTGACTTGTAATTAATTTATAAAAATCTTTATCCTTTCTAAATTCCTCAGGTAAATTATCAAAGTCAACTTTACTTAATTCTTGATCTTTAACAACATCTCTATAAAATCTATATACCATATCTGATATAGTTAAAGTATCAATGTTCTTTTGTTTAAGCATACTAGCTGCGCCAGCTGGTGACATTATCTCTTCTTTATATTTAGCTAACTCACCTTGCTTATGCTCTTCAAAGTTTCTACCAGGATGTACTCTATGTAAGAATGCACCAAAGAAAGAACCAAGTTCTCTTATTGTAGGTGAGCCAACTGCATCTTGCCACATAGCATGACCAACAGATCCCCTCCATAATACAGGAAATTCTTTAGCCGCTGCTTTAATTTTTTCAAGAAGATCTCTATCCTTTGCTTGCTTTCTACCGGCTTCATCTCTACCAGCAAAACTACTACGATCTATTACTTCACCATATGCTTCACGCTCTGCTTCACTTGTACGCTTAGCTTTTAATTTTTTTCTATAGCCATCAAGTAGTTCCAAAGTATTTTTTGGTTTAACATATCTTGCAATAGTACCATCAGGATTTTTAATATTATACTTATCTTCGTTTTCTTTTGCCCACTTACCTTCAGTAGATAATCTTTTTTCTTCAGCTGGTGCTAGCCTAACATTTACATCAGCCCATGCGCCAGCATCATATGCAGCTCCTGGTATTGCAAAGCCTGCACCTAATGTACCACCAGCTACAAAAGCATTTACTAATCTATTGTGTAAGTCAACTGAGTTAAATGGTTTATCACTACCATATACTGAAGCTAAGTATTGTGTAAGCTCTTGTCCAACTTCTGTAGTTGATTCTATACCAAAGCCTGTTGCAGATCTTGCAGCAAATGCTCGTAGTATATTACCATATGTTAATTGTTCTTTAGCAATTTGTGCAGCACTACCTATTAGCTTAGCTGATTCCATACGTGTCATTTTAGCTATAGCTGCTTTAGCTACTGCATCTGTTGCACCTGGATTCTTTTTCTGATAAGCCTTAACCATTTTATCACGGTATTCTTTCTTTAATATTGTACCGCTTACACCACTCATTAAGGTTTTAATACCAAGCCTATCTAATACAGACATAGTAACACCAGAAGCTGTAGCTAATATAGCACTCTTATCTTCAGCATCACCTTCCATATCATTATATGTCATACCTGTATACATAGCTACCGGTGCTATCATACCTACAGGTGCTGTCATAGCGCCTGCAAATGTTACTCCCATATATGGTAATGAAATAGCTGCCATGTTTCCTACGTATTCAAAGAAACCACTTAGCCCTCCAACATCCCATTCATTAGCAATAACATTACCGTCATCATCTAATGTAGGTTTTAGTATACTCATTTTTAATTCAGGCTTAGATCTTAAATAATCATGCTGTCTTTTAATACCAGCTGAACCAATCTCTGAGAACCAATCAAATCCTGATTCTTCTCCAATCATATTAACAGCACCATACATTCCTTCAATAGCACCTGTCCAACCTATATCAAAGCCATCAGCCCAAGGATGAAGTGATTTGTTTTGTAGT